CACCTGGCACCATAAACAAAAAACCGAGCATACAGAAAACAGGGTATAATGAGTCTGAAAGGATGCACGACAATATACATAGTGCCTCCTTATTATATCCGCATGATTTCGCTAAATCATAATAAAAGAGACAGACTCCAAATGATATCTCCCATGGTAAAGAGAGATCGTACTTTTCAAAGTCAAGCTCCATAAAGTGCTCAGAAAAAGAGAGCATTTCTGTAACAAAATCGTGTGATCCAGAGTGCATATCAATTCCTATCGCAGTCCCAAATGCATCAGAATACTCCATCATTCTCGTGTAAATCGGCATTAGGAACATCCTATGTATTACAAGTGGAGCCAAGGGACCGGCAAAGAAAACCCGTGTAGATCCTGTCTTTATTTTGTGCACCAGCCGGGGCTCGTCTTTGAGGTGCGCCTGATAGACAGACATGGGTGAGACGCCCTTCGACATCATCTCTAAATTATCCCTAACGTGCTGTTTCAGCTTATCAACCGGTTCACGAGTAAAATCGTCAATGAGGGTCAAATAGGCATTTTTCTTGCCATCCAATCCAAAACCAGCGGAGGTACTAGGGTTGATACGCCTTGAGAGCAGATCCCCTTTTATTCCGTTTATGGCAACTTCGATGGTTAAGGGTGAAAGAGGCCCAATAACTGAGGCCTCGAGCACCATTTCCTTGACACAATCTCGAATAGTATCCATGTCCAATGCGACACCATTGTGCGACATCTTCTTTAGACAATTATTGTACGGGGAAACATAGACACCATTGATAGTCGCGGGACGCATCATGGGAGGTCCAAACTTCAAATTCCCAGCCTCGTCTCGAAGACTGAAACCCCCAGTCTCCAATGAGGCGGAGAAAGGGGCCTTTCTGACCATTGATCTATTGTTAATCTCAACTCTCTGTGAGGTTTGACCATAGAGTTCCAGGTCCGGCAACTCCTCATATCGAAATGGGCTTTTCGAATTTGGGAGTCCGAGATCTTCAGAGATCATCAGGGCAGAAGCTGTAACATTGAAGGAGCTCTTGGCATTCAGTCTCGATATAGCCTCGTCAACCATCACCCTTGTGAAAGGAACGGCTAAACTAAGAGGGGAATTAAAATCACCGGCCAAGTGCACTCCTGATAAAACGAAGCCTTTACCAACCGAAACTATAATTGGCAATCCGCACGAACCCGAGCTATGGCGTGGCCAATCGTATTTCAAGACTGGCTGGAGCCTAGCACAATCAGTCTCAACC